GATTTAAGATCGGGATTGATTATGTAAAGGATAAATTCTTTTAATGACAGATCAACAATTTCTTTTGGTCTGGATTCTTTCATTCTTTTTATATTTTACAATTTATACAATTTGGATCCCGCTAAAAACTCAAAAAAAAATAGAATCTTGGTTGAAAAGTTCTGAATCTGACGAAACCCTCCTAATGTCGTTAGATGTGATCACTAAAAAAATCAGAGAACAGATGTTAATTGATTTTGAAGAATTTATGTTGCCACAAGCTAGAGAGAGTTTTCAAAAGTTTTGGGCTGGAGCAATGGGCAATGCTGCTAAAGAACTGAAAGGTTCTGAGGAGGGTTCTCAACTTTCTTTCTTGCATAATATGACTCAGGATCTGAGTGGTCAGCCTTGGTATATTCAAGCATTGGCTTCTAAAATGTTACCGATGCTAACCAACGCTGCTAAAAATCAACCGAAAGGCACTACTGACGCAGTAGTACGCATGGGACTAGCAGAAGAACGCACCTAAAACGCACAGAAACGCAGAATACCCCCTATTTCACGCTCAGAAAAGAAAAAAAAGTAGTAGTAGTAGTAGTAGTAGTAGTAATAAAGTATATACTGATAATAAAAGGTATGGCGGCTCCTAGTTTCAATTAAATATATACTTTTTGTGTTTGTGTGTCACGCACTTCTTTTATTTTCCATATATACCGTATATACTAAATAGGGTTTCTTTCATGTAGGTATGGTGGAAACGTGACACAAGACAAGAAAGAAGAAAGAGAGTTAGAACCTACATGTGGCTGTATGCAGATGTTAGGTTTCAAGACTTGTATTGAATGTATTGATTATCAAAAAAAATATGTTCGTGCAGTTAGAATGAGCTATGGGATCCAAAAAGCATTTGGTAAAGAATGATTAATCATAATTTTAATCAGGGTGACCATTGTATTTATTGCATGCAAGACATGCATCAGGCTCTGGATCCCAAAACAATGATGCCGACTGAATGCAAAGTTGGCCCAGATGGCATTAAGGAGATTGAAAGAGAAGCAATCTTAATTAGTAAAGTCATTAAATTGATAAGGGAGCTATAATGGGCGGCATAAGTTCGGGTCGACATCCGCATTATGGCGGTCCGCTAAAGCAGGTTGCGTTAAAATTCCCTACAAATAGCGCTTGGTTTCTTTTGGCTAAGCGGATCTGTCGTTACAGGGAGATCTCTTTTAACGAATTTGTGAGAATGTTAGTTAAGAAAGACGTTCAGAACTTCAAATATACTAAGATGTGGCCTTGTGAATGTACTGATCTAAAGGGAAAGATACAATATAACTTTAAGAGGTTGCATTATTGTAGTGGATGTGGCAAGTATCAGACCAAGTTTCACGAAGGTTTATATAACAGAAGTAAGTAAGTCGCAACGTGCCCGTTGGACTGTACACCAGAAAAGGAGCCAATGGCCGTCGAATGTATTTCCGTGACGGCAAATTAATTTCTCAAAAGTCCTACAAAACTTCGAAGGCTCGGAAAAAGCCACGTTCCACCAGAAAGGGGCAAGTGAGGAGAACAGCAAGACGGGCATACAAGAACAATAATCCAAAAAGGAGCAAATATATGAAAGGAATTCCACATCCAAGCGTGACGGGCCTAGCATCTGGCTTGGCAATAGCTGCGTATCTAAACGCAGGCAAAACCCTTAACGGTAAATTTCAAACCGAAGGGGTAATCAAAGACGTAACCGACGGTCAATTAGGTCAGGCATTCAATACCTTTGCAAGTAATGCCATGAGTATGATCGGGAGTGACGTAGGAAGAAAGACATTAGTGACTGCGGGACTTGTTGCGGCTGTTGGGGCCATGGCACGTCGGCAGTTTCCACAACTAAAACTAGGAGGGAGTAAGCTTTACTTCAGACTCTAAATGGTAACAACAATATCAAGAACTTTTGACAGCACGCCAACAGACAAGGAATATTTTTCCTTGACGGATAATATGAATAGCTCGAATTTGGGCAATATAATGGTACCGGGCGGATCACAGAGAATTGTACGCGTGGATTGTGCCTTTGATGTATTTAATGCAAAAGGCGCACAGGTCGTATGCCGACTATTAGGATCTGATTTTTCAGAACAGAACTTTACTATCTGGGGAGTAGCTGGCGACACTGCCGATGCAGCGTGCGCACAAGGTTATCAGACTGTTCCAGTATCGTTTCCAATTGGCACTGCCAATAACATAGATCTACAGATTGCGATTCAGGTTAGTGGTGGCGGTAGTATGGCGGCCAGTTCTGGAACCGTTACTCTATATTTCGAATAGATCTAATGAATGGCTAAAAAGCAGATAGCAACCTTTCTAGGTCCTCAGTTAGGACTTTCGATAGCGGGAGATCACGCATATGCCTATTCTGGGGTTTTAGATATTGGAGCTGAAACTGATATGCTAAATTTCACCACGGGCAATTTTGTATTTGTGGGTACTGTTCAATTTAATTATGTTGAACTCAATGGATATCTTTTTCAATATAGATTTTATCTTAACAACGTTGCTCTTCAAGGATATCTGGAGCCTTCGGGAAGTTCAGGTGATCCTCAACCCCCCACTTCAATTATACCAATTATAATCCCACCTAATACTGTAGTTAAATGTACGGCTGAAAATCTAACCGACGGCACACTCCAGAATCAAGTTTGTAGTATGGTCGGGAGAATATACCGATATGCATGACCCTTGCCGCGTCTAAGTCTATTTCAAGGGCCAAGGGTGGTAATATTTATGGGTGGAGTGGAAGTTATACCCTTACTTCTTCCGCTGTCACCCTCCTTTCCTATACGAACCCTTCTGCTTTTTATTTAACACGGATCACATTAGGTATAGACTGGAGTTCAATATCAGTGGGTGAGGTTTTGAGTTATGTAATCAATGTAGATGGCAACCCATTATTTGTTGAAAAATTTGTTGTCGATGCTGATAATACTGGGGACCAACCCAAGATGTTTGAATTTATCATACCACCTAATTCAACCGTTAAGATCCAAGCGACAGAGAGCGCTAATAATGGATCTATCTCATGTATGTTAACAGGGTATAGATTATGAAGAAAGAATTACCTAATATTAATTGGGAACTTATCACCCCTGAATTAATCAAAACATTTACACCATTTATTCAGGCTATTGCATGGCTCGGATTATCTAAGATAGATCCGAAAGTTAATGCCATGAATAATCTGATCGCTATTGCCGAGGTAGTACCGGCTGTAGATCTGAATTTACCAAGGGGAATAGTTTTAGCGGCAATGTATGACAAAACAACCGACGCTCTAAAAATGATGGCGGATCTATTAGACGTTTTGGAAGATATACCCGAAAACTTGAAAAATTTAATTAAGGATATGATAGACGAATCTAAACAAGCAGTAACGGAAATTATAGATCCAATAACGGAAGTGTCGCACGATTTCCAAAGTGCATTAAGAGCCTGTAGGGATAATGCCAAAAAGAATTTAGGGTTTACCTATCCGATAGCGGGCCCATTCTGGATCGTGTCATGTATGCAGCAAAAAGGATTTAAGATCGGGATTGATTATGTAAAGGATAAATTCTTTTAATGACAGATCAACAATTTCTTTTGGTCTGGATTCTTTCATTCTTTTTATATTTTACAATTTATACAATTTGGATCCCGCTAAAAACTCAAAAAAA